CTTTTTTGTGTGCCTTTCTTAACTTGTTGTATTTCTTCCCGTGAAGAATCTCCATCACTGGAGTCTTAAAAGCATTCCCTAGCTTCATCGTATTATTGTAATCGTAACAACACGGAATGACTGTACCGTCCCACTGTATATGAAGACTTCCATTTTCCGGCCTTCCGCAAGTGGTCTTAATCCCTCGCCTGCCTCGATAATCTCTGCCATCGCCAAAATTATGGGGCTTCCAGACCTCTACCGAATCAACTCTATGCTCCCAAAAGTCCAAGAACTCACTGTAATGCTCATTTCCTAAAAACTGTAGATAGGAAATCATCACCTTCGTATCACCGCGAACTTCCAGAAACTCTAAAATCCCTTTCTTGGACCGGTTAAAGTCCAGTTTTTGCATTATTTCGTTATACGTCTCAGAACTCATGCCATAGAAACTGATTCGTAGTTCATCAAGACCCGAATCGGCTATAGACTGCCCTCTCTTTTGGAGAAGTGAGCCATTGGTAATAACGTAAGTCCTGAGTCCTTTCGACTTAGCGTAAGCAATCTTCTTTTCAAGATTCTTATCCAAAAAAGGTTCCCCAAATCCGGTTAAGGTGACCTGGGTACAGCCTAATTCAGATACTTCATCTATCGATCTTTCGTACTTCTCCTGATCCATAATCCCATGAGGGCGGGTATGAAGATCACGGGGACACATAACGCACGCTGCATTACATTTGTCCGTAACCTCATACCTAACCTCGGAATGCTGAAGCACTAGTCGAAATAGAACGCTAGTTCGACCATCACCGTACCGGTAAGACCCGAAGTAAGCGCATCAACAATAGTACCGAAAACATCCAATTCACCACCAGGGTCCGTACTCTGGCCATTAACGAAATCCCAAGCAAAATCGCCTGATTTTTCAAAAAGGTCTAACAACGGCTCTCCCGTTACATCCGCTGCTGTAATGTCGTGACCAGCAGAGAAAGCATCAGGATCAGAGGTGATATTCGCATTCACTGACGCAAGACCAAAGTCCATAGTCGGTGAACCCGAAGTACTCAGATCATCCCAATACACTCTTGAGAGATTTGAGATACGTGCGTTTCGAGGAATCCGCATAAACTTGAAGGTACTGCCTGAAGCAACCGCCGGTATTTCAACGACGGAAGTCAGATACTTCATGTTGTTTGCTTCGCCAGGCCCAGCTACCAAACCTTGGCTTGCCTTTCTTTCTGTAGCTGTTTGTGTGTATGTAATGTCAGCCATGTTTAAGCCCTCAGTAAGGTTGGCGCTGTTGCATTAGTTAATGTACCCGGTCCAGTTGCCGCTGCTGCGGCAGTGATGGTGGCTACGTCTGCTGCCGATACGGCACTTACAGCCCCGAGTCCCGCAAAGGACGCGCTGGTAGTTCCGGCAGCGGTTATTAACGCATTAACCGCTACTTTGTTAGCAGAAGTTAGCGTCAAGTACGTTGCATGATCGGTTCTAAGTTCATCTGTTAATGTTTTTAGTCCATCGACAGTGGTCTTAGTCGTTGCATGGTCTGATTGAATCTCAACAATGAGATCAGTCATATTGGCTGCCCAAGCATGAATATCAAACTGATTCTGGCCTGTTGCAGTAATATCGCCTTGTAATGGTCTATCAGAAACCATAAGTCCTCCTATTACGCATCAAGGGCAGCGCTGTGGAAAGATGTAATCATTCCATGCTGCTTGAGATTGTAGAAGTTCTTAATAAAATCGTGCTTGGCTTCAACACCCACCCCGTTTTGAAAGTCGTAATCGTCTTCTTTCTTACGAGTAAATCGAGTGTTCTTACCACGACCAAAAGTAGTAGCCTGGGCTCCACAGAAGAAGCCTATGCCTACCCTTGACCCACCATTACCGCCGTTATCAAGACCGTCTCCAGACGCTGCATTAGCACCCCAGACACCATCCCACGGAGAACCTGTGCCATCGCCATCAATGAAGATGTCAATTTCGGGTATCTCACGAATGATCACGGAGTTGTACAAGAGGTCGCCGCCGACAAAGATCGGATTGCCGGTATTAACACCTCGTGAACGTGCTTCGCGGTTAGCTTGCTGGATAGTCGAATCTTCATTCAGATCCCTAAAAGCAAGTGAGCCAAGAAACAACACATACCACGGCTCATCCGCCTTCAACATAATCGGACGAATCAGAGGATTTGCCAGCCCGGCCATTCTCTTTAACAGAGTAACCATGTTGGAAGTCATCTTATCGTCAGTCGTATCGATAGAGGATAGAGAGGTAGTGTGATTGCCTGAAGTGTTATTCGACTTCAGTTTGCCATACAAAACGCGGCCCTGATTGTTGGTATTCCAGTCGTCCATGTTGGTCGCTGTGGCCGCTGTGGAACCGAAAGCACCTTTAGTACCGCCGTAGTTAAGAGGCGCGCCTGCTGAGTTAACAGAGATTGCACCCATTGATTGAATGATCTTGTCGCGTTTAAGCTCCATCATCCAGTTCATTAGGGCAGGGCGTGCTTCTTTGAAAAGACTAAACATCGACTTTTCGTTTTCCTCGTTATCTACCGTAGTTGCATTACGGTCATAACTCGGAGTAAACGCCATTTCGAAGTTGCTTAACGCTTCCTCGTTGCCGCTTAGTTGTTCAGACCCTGTAACACCGCCACCACTTAGTTTTGCAACCAAAGGGATAGAGTGTTTACGTAAGTCTTGGTTAGTTTGAATTACTGAGTTTATATCGTTGCCAATATAAGGCCCGAATCGTCCATCACGTACATATTCTCGGCGAACTTCCTTTTGGAAGATCGTTACCTTATTGGCTTCTGCTACCGTGCTTTGTGCCATGTTTCATCCTACTGGCTTACTCGTCTTCCCACATATCATCTTTGCCGTCGTACTCAACGGTGACCGTGTTAGAACCTGAAGCCGCTTCAGTGGTTAAGTCAGGCAACTCAGTGGCAGAAATACCTTTTTCTTTAGCTTCAGCGATAAATTCCTCTCGGTGCTTCTGTCTCAGAGTTTCTTCATACCCATCCGCAGTAGTCGTTTGGAACTTTTGGTGCTTCTTCGCGTGATTATAAAGAAATTTAGCAGGGTTTCTCGCAGCTTTAAACTCTCGATACAGGCGTTCATCCTTGACCGTAGCCACACCGTCAACATCCTCAGAGACTAACCCGGTAAAGATTTTCTTCATTTCTGAGTAATCTTCGTGAGCGTCTTCTAACGAGTCTTCGGTGATATCAAGTCTTTCCTTAAATACGATAGACGCCTGCTTTTCTTCAAGATACGTGTTGTATCCTTCAGGGTCTGTCACTGGGTCAGGAACGACTTGTTTGGGTATTTCCTGTGTCTTGACTTTAGCTTCTGCTGCCTGCCGTCTACTCCTTTCTGCTACTACTGTTGCCTCTAGTCCGGCTATCCGTTTAGATGTGTCTTCTGAGGATGGTGACTCCTCTTTAGGTTCTTCCTTGGTTTCCTCTTCAGCTTTCGCTTCAGGTTTCTCCTTGGTTTCTTCCTCTGCGCCCTTTTCTGTCTCTACTTCGATTTTCTCTTCAGTTTCAACTTCATTGAAAACATCATCTTCTTCAGCCATCATTTCCTACTCAACACCCGATTATGCGCGGCGACCGCTTCTACACCCGATATCCCGGCGACGGAACTACAAATTCACTTGGACTTCACTGTCAGGAGCGTTTTGCAGGTTAATAGCCTGTAACTGCTCACTGACTGATTTAATACTTTTAACAACGGTATCCGCTTTAATATTCTCTGTTTGGGCCTGAGTCTTACCGATATCTACGGTTTTCTCAGCCACTTCCAATTGCGCGGCTTGTTGCGCCTGCGGTGTTGCTTGTGCTGCCTGTTGTCGTTTTTCGATTTTGGCAATTAAATCATCTTTCCCGCGTATTTGCGAGAGTTCAATAAGATCAATAAAACTAACCCCGCTCTTATCACCAAACTGCATCAGCATTTCAAACTGCTCTTGTTGGATGTTAATCACGTCAAAAGACTGCTCAATAATGATATCTACATCTAATTCGGCCGGCTTATTACGTGTTTCAATCACTTCCTGTAAACGGGGATTTTGAGTCTCAACCAGTAATTGAAGGATTAAGGCATTTTGCTGTCTAGACTCCAGGGGAGCGGATTCATCTTCCATGTTTTCTTGTAACAAGGTCTCGGCAGTGACTTGAGAATTAAGCCCTACCCACCTCAGATTATCCTGATCGTCAGTTACACGAATCCATTTCTCTTCATTCCAGAATTGCTTCACTCTGAACCATATCTGGTCGTAGACTCGCTTCTCCCACCCACCCAGAAGGGCGTACTGGCGGTTTAGCTCAATAGTTCCAGCCTCTTGGAGCTTGCCTATTGCCTTGCCTGAAAGCTCCCCAGATTGTCTTTCACCGGCTAACTGTGCGTTGAAAGATACAGAATCTAACTCTGCTTTGGCATCTAAATACAAACTAAACTGCGCGGTTGATAGGTCTTGAGTTCCCATCAGACCAAAATCTTTTCCAAATTCCGCCCCGGCCAGAATCTCCAAATGACCATCAGGTTTAGCCAGTTCAATTTTCGCTGCTCTAACGTCTTGTATGGCGGTTTGATTACCAAACGTCTGTCGTGAAGAGTTAAAGTGTAAAAACTTACTCCTGCGGTGGTTAATCTCGTCTTGCTGAGATATAAACCCCGCGACTTCGCCGTAGCGGTTGTTGTTTCGGTCGATATTGGCCGACACTAACTCAATTGGGTTAATAGGAATCCCATCTTCATCGACAAAAGGAGAGTCCTGGGTTTTCCGTATGGTTGTCTCGCCCGAAAAGATAGTCATCTTCCAGATACTCTTTTCGATGTGAAAGTGTATCGCTATCCTGACTCGATGCTCTTCCTCAGAGCCGGTCCACTTGGGTCGGTCTTCTGTTGTGTTCTCGGCATCACTGGTGGTTGTTTGTAATTCCTTAACCTTGTCTTCACTAAGACCAAAGGTATCCATCGCTTGGTCATCATCCATCCACATCCATAATCCCATAAACCGGGCATCTTTAAAGTCTTTTCGACGTGAATGTGGATCAAAATAGATTCTGTCCCACGGAATATGGTTTAACTGGATTTCAACACCACGGGGCGTATCTCTAACCGCAATAAACACTCCGCCATAACCTTCAACAAAGAATTCTTCAGCGACATCCAATTTCGTCAATTGGAAATCGTTGTTGTCTGTTACGAAACGTAACGCATCAGTGACTACATGGGCGGCATCTTCGTGTTTTTTGGTTCTGGGAAAGGCCTTAGGATCGGTTTTGCGTAAATTGTACAGTCCTACCAGTCCTTCGACTTTAGGGCGTATACGATTCACAACTATAGGAGCTTGGCGGCGTTGTCTTAGCTTTTCAACTTCAAAAGCAGACCATTGATTACCGTCATAGTAATCTCTCGATCGTTGAGAAAGATCGCGGGCGCGGTCTGTGTCGTCAAGAAAACTCTCGACTTGTTCTTTAGGGCTTAGACGTGCCATTCTTTATCCTGTCTTCCAACTTTCGTCTTCATCATCTTCGTCGATTCCGTAATCATCACGAACTAATGTCAATTCAGGTTTTTTAGGTACGACAGCGCCGTGCATATTATCGAGCATTCTACCAAATAAACCGCACACGTCCACAATGTCATCAAACTTCCCTTTAGGAAATCTCGTTAATTGACTTACAAGATCATCAGCCCACGCCGTATTTCGGGGCAAATAGACCATTCCCATTCTGGCTCGGGCCTGAAAAGACTTGCAGTTAGTCGGTTTATCCGCGATGGCCGGAAGCCACTCACAGACAAAGTATTCTTTCTTCTCCCGCATCCTTTTGATTAAAAAAGGCTCAATCGCCCTTCGAATCACCCCGCCTTCAGCAGCCCACATCATAGGTTTATGCCTATTTGCAAGTCTTAACTGTTCATCAATCCACACATCAGCGGTCTTTTGGCCGTGCCACCAATCCAAAATGTAAATATCGTCCTTCTCATCAACCCCGCAAATTCCCAATTCAGTAAAGTCACCTCCACCTTCAGTCACCGCGTAGTCAGAGGCACCATATTTTCTCAAGTGTTCAGGAGGCGAGTCGTACCATTTGAAATCATCTTGCGTGAAATAGGCATTATCATCGGGAATAGGATCGCACAGATACTGACAAGAGAAGTCATATATCCCGGCGAATTTCTTGGAATCTAAATACTCTTGAGAAAATAGAACAGGTTTGCCCGCAGACTTGCCGTCATCTGTAGCAGGATAAAGCCGAGGTTTGGCGGCATCGCGATCAATAATATCAGAATAGGTGTCCCCATCGGCGTAAAATGTGCCGACAATACGCATAAACCCGCCCTCGGCCCCAAGACTTAGGGATAATCCCCACGCCTGAGTTGTTTTCTTCACCATATCAGCGCTACGCGCACTCTCCAGGGTCACAACGTCATCGTAGACCCTTAGCAAATAGTGCATCCCAGTCGGTTGCCCATCCACCAAACCAGAAGCTTCTACCGTTGCCTCGCGGGGGTTAGACTTTCTTTTGACAACAAGCCCATCGTCCTCAGACCATTTGGGGGCTTCTTTCTTGGGATCTGCGTACAGGACATCAGGGAATAATTGCTTTAGCTCGGCATTGGTTTCGAATTCCACCTTGATCTGGCGTAAAAACTTCTTAGCAGAAGGCCGGTTAAAAGAGAAAATACCTACAGTGACTTCACGTCCCTTCCACTCCGGCAAAGGCTCCTCGCCATGACTAGCGAGAATATCTTGAATAGTTTTGGCAAAAGTGATGATACTGGATTTGAAATGCTCTCTTGCCCATATGTCAATGTAGCCGTTAGGGTTCTCCTGGACCTCCCGACATCTCTGAAAGATCCACTCCCTCTCGATGTCCTCCCGCTTCAATGCATACCTCAGTAGAAAGTAAAGATCGATCCGGCACAATAACCTCTCCATCGATAATCTCTCCAACTCCGGTAACTCGGCTAAGTTGCGCAAGAGCTGCGGATATTCCGAGAGCTGCCGAGGCAAG